ATGTGTTATTGTACCAACCTGAACCCCATCGATATAACAGTACATTATATTAGGTGTAGCTGGATCTGTTCCCCAATGCAAAACATACCATCTATCTTCATCTAAATTTGTAACAGAAACTATGCTTCCACCAGCATTAGTAAAAGTATTCTGAAAATTTGCTGATACTATAGTTGGTGTGCTGTTTAAGGTAACATTTGTTGCGGTAGCTAAACCAAAGATATTTTCGTTAAAAAACCCACCAGATCCCGAAACAGGTTTTAAAGCTTTTAGAATAATAAAACCTGCTTGGTTATTTTGGAAGGTTCCGCTAGATGGTGATAGACCTCTTTCAATTATGTCATCATCTTGATACTCAAGTACAGGAGCATTAGCTAATGTTTCAGTGCTTAATCTAGGTGCTCTATCTATATTATTTTGTCTAACAAAGTTATTTGGATCTATAGGTGATATGCTATTAATTCTGGTAACCTTACCTGATGTTTCAGTAATAGGTGAATTAGCCATATCAATATTAAATACCAAATTTTCGCTAAAGGGTATCTCTTTGTTAGGGTTGTTAAAGATGTTGCTAGTAATTTGTTTTGCAACACCAGATGTTAAATCTAATGCGTTAACCATTATTGGTTTATTTCAACAAATACGTTGCTAGCACCAGTTGCTCCTGACAAATTAGCTCTAAGCTTTGTTCCAGCAGGTAGGTAATCTAATGTTTTTTGTCCGTTTTCTGTAAATGATGCATCGGTAAGAACAGTGTATCTACTTGATGGGTCACTTCCAGCTGCAACTTCAATATCTACAGTTCCTGAACCAAAATTGTCACCTCTAACAAAAACAACGGCTTTGCCACCATTTGAGTTAATTGTGTCACTTACAGTATTAGCGTTAACTTGATTAAGTAAAATAGTCATTTTTCCCCTCTTATATATATTTCTTCACACAGAATATATAGGCCGTAAACAGTGTCAACTAATTATTAACTGGAGATTCTGTTTTATTTGGGTAATTTTAAATGATTAGTGTTGATTAACAGGTTATTATGAAAATGAAAAAAGAGCACATTGTTCGTAATTCTAACAAACAGCTTGTTATTGTTCAGGAGTATAACGACAAATATGTTTTAAATATTGAAATAGAAGGTGAAATGCACGGTGGTAATAGTATATCAAAAATTACTTTTGAAGATAATAGTAGATTTTCTGATCTAATAGATTATCTGGAAAAGGTTTTAGTGTTCAAAGGTTCAGAATTAGAGTGTTTATACGATTAAGGTATTAATTTTAGTTAATTTCAAAATTACTAATACATCTACAATTAATAATGTTTTTAGCACTTCCATTTGGATCTCGTGGAAACTTTAATCTTTCACCATCAACTAGGAAAGTGTCATTCACTCCAACTTCTTGTTGATCTGCTGCAACATGAGATTCTCTTGTTCTAGAGTCAAGAATAGGGAACCAAGTCTTTGTTACTGATACAGTTTGTCCTGCAGTTGTTGTTAAATTAGCATTATCAATTAACTCAGCTTCTGTTTGTCTTGCCCATGATTCAGCTAATCCTACATTTTGTGCAGATATTAACTCACTTCTAGCAGGAGCTCTTTCTAATAGGTTAGTTCTAATATTTTCAGCAACTATAGCTCTTTGGTTATTATTAGCTGCTTCTATTTGTCTATTAACAGCATCAATTTGCCTTGCAATTCTTTGTCCTTCTCTGGGTGATGCACCAACTAACCTAGATGAAAGATTGTCTATTTCTCTTTGTCTTTTAGTAATAAGGTTTGTGAACGCAGCAATTCCTGAAACTATAGCTGCATCTAGCATTTTAACATTTGTTTCTGTAACTAGATCATTTTGATTTTCACTTTCGTTTGCTACAAATACAGTAGATTCGACTAGGAACTGGTTGTTTATAGATTCTATTTTAGGTTCTAAGCCTTCATCTTGGATTCTTACAGTTTGTTTGAGTTCTAGGTCTATTAGTCTTGCTTTGGTTTCTATATCGAATAGAAAGTTATGTTTCCTTTCAAGATCTCCCCTTAGGTTAAACCCAAATGCTCTAATTGATTTACGCATAGCATCCCTTATTTCCTTTAGGAATTCTGGGCTATAATTATTAGCTAATTCTTGAGAGGGGATATTACCTGTAGCTCCATATAAGTTTGAAGCATCATCTGCCATATCTTTAAATACTTGCTCAAGCTTTTTTGTTATAGGAACTTCAAGCTTTCTTTTTTCTATATCTAGTTTTCTTGCAGATTCTCTACGAACATTAAGAGTCGCCATAGTATTCTTCTATACTTTCTTTAATTTCTTGGTCGCTATATAGTCTGTTACCTTTTAGGTCTTTTTGTCTCATCATAACTTCTATAAACCTAGCTTTCTCATCATTAGGTTTATTTCTATTATCTTCAGTGAATAGATCTGATGCTATTGATGCTAGAGATGCAGGTTGGTATATGTTATCGCCACCTTCAAGAGATTCATAACCAAGTTTAGTTCTAATTTCATTAATTGTTAAAACTCCTGATTGGCTAAGTTTTAATGTGTTATCTACTTGTCTTGATTTCAAAGCATCAATGTCTGACTCATCATAAGTAAGAATAAGCTCTTCACTTCCTGCATATCTTGGAAGCAGCAGGTTACCTAGGAAAGAATACAGAATCTTGGCTAAAGGGATGACGGTATTGTCATAAAGATCTAGCTTAGCTATTTCTTTATTATTCATCGTGCTAGCACTCTCTGTAGCGAAAGTTAGAGGCACTTTTAGAGCTTTGTAGATAGATTGTTCAGTTTGGCTTTTTAAAGTAGCAAAATCCATATCTTTAATAGATTCTGAAAGTTGCTTCCAATCAAAGTCACCATTTAAAAATATTGTTTGTCCAGCGTTAGCTGCTCCAGATAAATTTTCTTTTACAAGATTCTTTATAGAATCGATACTTTCTTGTGATACAATGTTTTGACCTTTTCTTATTAGTAATCCACTTGGTCTGGCTTGATTCTTAAGTAATGAATTATTGTGGATACTAGCAGCTAAATATTGGCTTATTTCCAATTCACATGCAACTAATTCAGACACTCCATAAAGATTGTCCTTAGAATATTTAGGGTTGAAGTTCTTAAGATGACCAATTTGATTACCAGCTTGGCTTCCACTAGTTATTACAAAGTTTTGATTTCTATCTCTGTTATAGGTTGCTGAGCCACTAGGTGCACAATATTGATAACTTTGAGGATAGCCATCTTTTGTATTTGAAACAATGTTTATGTCTTGAGGGTTAAAAGAATATAGCTCTAATGGTTTAGAGCTTCCAACAATGTTAACATAACAATTTCCAGTTAATAGATAATAACTTGCCAGTGATTTAATAAATAGATCACCATCAGAAAATGGGTTAGGCTTTTGCAACAATGTTAATAAAGGGTGCTCATATACATATTCATTTTTCTTGTTATCAAAGATAACAGGTTTTATAGAAGCTAAATTATCTGTAATAAGTTTTATAGCGGTGAATACAGGTGATGACTGAAAATAATATTTTATATATTCAGATGAGCCTTCAGAAAACACGAAATTGCCACCATTACTTAGAAAGTAAGATGAGCCGAAATCATAGTTTTTTTTATCAATGTTACCTGGAGTTATTTTACTGAATAATTCTTTTAGCATCTGCTCTAGTTTTCTTTAAGCAAAGAAAGTTAGAATTCAATTTGAACTCTATCAACCAAAAACTGGCTCAGTAATATTTTTTGTTATTTTTTAATTAATTATCCACGTAATCACTAATTAACTTTATCAAAACTTCTTTCATATTAGTTCCATTTTCAGCAACTTTAATTTTGAATTTAGTATGAAGATCTTTGGGTATTTTGTTCATTAAAGGAGCTTCATCTACTTTTTTAACATCCTTTATAGCATCATCTAGAGTTCTACTTCTATGCTGCTTTGTTTTTGCGCTTAACATCTATTATATTTATTAAATTATCAGTTATATTAGAGATTTCTTCTTGAGCTTTCTGCAGCCCTTCTTTTGAAATGTCTCTAGGCTTTCTTTTTTCGTATACAGAAGGGTTTAATAATAGCTTATCTTTGTATTCCTTCTCTGAGTGATTAACTAAAGTTTTGTAATCACAGAAAACAGTTTCTCCATATCTAGGAGTTTGAACGTATATTTGTAAATCAGTTGTAACTGTTTCTAAGCATGGAAATCCATAATCTTCTAAATCTTCTGATATTTCAATTGAGGTTCTAGTATTTTTCTTTGTTCTGTTTGGAATAAAAGCTGCTAGTGGTTGTCCATCAGTTATTTCCTGTCTTGCTTTTACAATCTCAATAAAGTCTGCTGATGCTACAACATCGAAAGGACTGGGATTTACAGCTATTAAAACCATATCTGATACTTTAACAGCTGCACTAGTGAGTTTTTCTGACCTTGGCGCTCCATCAATAATTATAATATCATAACCATTTTTAACGGCTTTTATATCGTTTGCTAGAGTATCTCTATCTAATCCTATTACAGGAAGTATAGAACCCTGGTTAGCTTCGTTCCAGTCTCTTAAACTTCCTTGAGGGTCTGAATCAATTAGTAAAACTTTATAACCTTTCTCATGAAAGGCTTTACCAATATTAATTACTAGAGTTGTTTTTCCGACTCCACCTTTTTGGTTGAGTACAGACAGTATGTATGGTTCGTTCATGCATTTTACCATATAGTTATATAGTTAACTATATATCTAGTTATATATATGTCTAGTTATAAAGTTCTACAGTTAACTATATATTAATAAATCTTTAGAAGGCGAATCCGAATATATCTTCTTTGGGAGTTATGTACGTGCTTAAAGCGTATCTTAATGAGTCGATAATATGATTATATTTATCTAATATAATTGGTAATATCTCACCAGTATTATTATCAACTTTATAACTATAGAGCCTAAATTCATCTATAGCATTCTTGCAACTAGGGTGAATTATTATTCTGTTAAAATTCTTAATATAATCTACTCCTGATTCTACATATTTTAATTTATTTGATTGCCCCCCATCAATAGACTTTTTTACTCCAGAAATATTAAAACCTTCAGTTCTAAGCATAGAAATTATATCCGGTCTTGCAGAATCTCCGTAACTGGGCCATTTTTTTACTTCAGGCATTTTAGTTAAGATTTCTGCTCCTATATTTTTAAGCTCAACTCCGACTTTATACACTTCTTGGTCAATATACAGATTATCTCCGACTATAAAGCATCTAATACCTGCCAAGGGGTCAGGATTAAAACCCCAGTCAAGACCGTAAAAGAATCTTTGCTCAAGCATAGTCTCAATAGGAGGTGTTTGAAAATCTTGTATTTCCCATTTGCCTTTAAATATTTGAGCATCACTTATGCTTCTAGGATTTCCTTCCCAAACATGGTCATATTTCTCAGGGTTTACCTTTTTGTCATATTCCATTTCACTTTTTAGTACTGCAGGAAACCAAGGGTTATCATAGTAATTTATTTTTACACTCTTGCAGCTAGGAGGAGGTTTTAAAATAAATCTATCATATGTAGCGCTATCAGGTGATTCAGGGTTGAATATAACCCATATTTCTGAGCCTTCTTGACGTACAGTAGGGATAAGTATTTGCCAGGAGTTTTCACTTACTCTTTCAGCTTCTTCTACCCATACATAATCTATTCCCTGTAAGGACTTTATTTCATTGATATTATTTTTAAGCCCTTTGAATAAAAACTCACTACCGTAGATATTTCTAATAGAGTGTTGAGTAATAGTGAAATAATCATCTAATTTAAGATCTGATATTAGATCAGACAATAATTTGTGTACAGAATCAGTAATAGAGTTCTGCAACTCTCTGGTGCAAAGTATTCTTAGTTTTCTACTTAAGGATAGGGCAATAAGGCATCTAGCAATAGACTCTGATTTACCAGCGCCACGACCGCCATATGCTACTTTATATCTGCTTTTATCCGTAAGAAAGAATTTAAGCTTCTCCGGTAGTTGTATCTTGAGATTTTGCATTTATTCCCTCAATAACGATATTCATAGGTGTTAAAGGAACTCCATCTTTACCAGCATGTTCTAGCGATACTTTCTCGCCATATTTCTTAGGAAGCATTTTACAAGCCTTCCATTTTATATTATCGCACATCAATCTAGCTCTTTGAACATCTTCTTCTGTTTGAGCTATATAATGCAAATCATCTATCTGTGTATCAATACAAGCCTCTCTAGCTCGCGCGTATTGGTCAGCCAATTTTTCATCTTTTCCTACAATGTCATAAAACAAAGCTCTAGAAAAAGGCATTTCCCTTCTAACAAAGATGGATCTAATGCTTTCTCCTTTTCTAAGGTCACTAAAGATCTCTTCAAAGATTTCTGGTTTATATTCTATATTTCTTTTGCTCATAACTTCCTCATATATTTATGGTGACCCCTGCCGGATTTGAACCGATGTGAACAGGATGAAAACCTGCTATCATAACCACTAGATGAAGGGGCCTTTGATCTTATATTATTTTTTTTGGTCTAAAGTGTCGTAAATCTCATCAAAATACCTTTTTCCTAGTGTAAAAGGGAGGTCTTGAGATATTTGTAATTTTTGAACATACATTACTTGGTCCTCGATAGAGTCCGAAGATGATTTAGCTAGAGATACAATTCTTTTTATTGTTTCTTCTAGTTTATGAGGTTGTTGTATAAGCAGTCTAATAGCATCAACACCATCATTATATATTTCATTGTTCATGACTATATATTTCTTAGATTTGATTAATAATTTTCAACTGCTTGGTTACGATCATATTAGGAATATTTAATTAGTAAACTAATATGAATCACATCTTGTTTTTACAGAGCTCAAATAAAAACCTTTATTAAAATTTAATCTTTTTCACCAATAAAATGTAAAAGGTGAATAAAAATATTTATTATGTCTAGGTACAAATCAAGAGCTCCGTGTATTGCTACTTTTTTTACTATTTCAGGTTCTCCTTCTAACTTTAAATATGTTTGTTTAATTTTTTGTGTATCATAAGCGGTTAATCCTAAAAACATTACAATTGCAGCAATTGAAATTAAAGTTTGCATCACAGTGCTGTCCAGAAAAATGTTAATGACAAAAAGAATCATTAAACCAAAAACACCCATTATTAAAAAAGAGCCAATATCTGTTAAATCTTTCTTTGTTACGTATCCATATAGACTCATAGAACCAAACATTGATGCCGCAATAAAAAAAGCTCTTGCAATTGAAATATTAGTATACACGAGAAAAATGGAAGACAAAAGCACGCCTATTGCACAAGAAAATGTATAAAATAAACTTTTAGCTGTTGTATACCTCATGGTTGTTGACTTTATGGAGTACAAAGTTAATAGCGCAAATGGTGCAAGTATTACAAAGGCCATTTTTATATAGCTTCCAAATATAGCTTGATGTACTGCCGGGGTTGTGCCCACTATATAAGCTATAAATCCTGTTAAGGATAAGCCTAAAAACATATGTTTATAAACTCTTGTCATGCAATCTTTTAATGATTCATTACAAGTTTCTAAATTAATTGTATTTGGGGTTTTAAAATTGGTGCAGCTCATATTGATAAAATTAAGTTAATAATATCCTTCAACTGCGCTATTAACTTTACTATAGGAATATTTAATTAGCAAACTAATATGAGTTATAGCTTTTTATTAAGGCCATCAAAAAAATAGCTTACATCACATTTTAAAGCATCTGAGAAGTGCCAAAGTTTACTTGCGCTAATATTATTTCTTCCTTTTTCGTAATGCTGTATTTGTTGGTACGTAGACTTCATTATTTGAGATAGTTCAACTTGAGTAATGTTTCTTTTTCGTCTTAAAGCTTTTATTTGCTGGCCTATATGCTCATTAACAATTTTTTTACTCACTAGGTGATTTTTTATCTTTCTTTAATTCTTCTTTCTTCGCTTCTTCAGCCAGCTTATAAAATTCTTCAAGAGATTTAATTTGTTTCCCTATTAGTTTCTTAAATCTTTCCTCGCCTATTTTTTCCATTACCTTGTTAAATTCTTCTCTACTTATTTGTTCCATTTTTTTACTCATCATTTCTTTGCTTTTCTTGTTACTCTGTTAAACTATAAATTTTACAATTAACAGTATTTCCTCTCTTTCCAGACCAGCACTGAACATTGCAGTTAATTTTGCTATCATCTATCAAAACATTCATCTTAACAAGGAAATCTGTTAAAGTTTTTTCATAGTTTGCACAATCTCTGATTCTATTGTCAGGTCTGTTAAATAAATACAGAGCGGCATAAGGTGAAGAAATCTTATTTGTAAAGTTTATTAATCCCTTTTGTTCTATGAAAGAGCGTTTAGCTATGCTTAACCAATAATTATAGCTTTTGCTTTTTATCCTTTTCTTTCCTGCATTAACGTAACATGAGTTAACAGAAGGAGGGAAGGGTAATGTAACTTCAAAACAAGGTTTTCTTATGTACCACTCAAACATTCTTCTTCTTGAGATTCTCTAAAACATTGAATAAGCCCTTTGATTTTATTCTTAATTTTCTGATCTCTTATTGCGTTAAAATCATTGAGTAACGTAATTGACTGAGAATTGCAGTCTTTCCAGTCAATTTCTATTTCCTCGTCAATTCCTTCGAAAAAGTAAGATGTATTAGTTTTAAATAGTTTAGATAATAGAAAAAGCTTGCTTGCACTAATACGGTTTTCTCCTGATTCATATTTTTGAACTTGTTGAAAAGTTGTACCTATTTCATCGCCAATATCTCTTTGTGTTAAGCCACAAACTTTACGTTTGATCTTTAATTTGTTTCCAACATGAAGATCTATTTTGTTGCATAATACTTTATCCATTTTATTTACCTTTGTTTGTTAGTTGAAGTTTGTAATTCTTGAAGCTTCACTGCACTAATGTTTTTGAATGAAGCTTCAATTTTACAAAATTATTTTGGTGAAATTAAAATTCCTCCATTCTCTACACCCGAATAAACAGGTAGTTTTCCATCCCATTTTTCCATTTGTTTGTATTTTATTAAATTAGAGCTTAGAGAGGAGTTTATCAATCTATTGGCTTTAGCTTGAGACTTAGCAACCTCCAAGATCGAAGCAGATTTTGCTTGAGCTTGCTTAACAGCAATTTGTCTTCTTTGTTCAGCTTGTAAAACTTCATATTTTAATTGCTTTTCTTTTTGGTTAGCCTCTTCGACAGCTTTAATTTTGTTTCTTATGATCTCATCAAGAGTAAATCTTCTAATATTTACCTCTTCAATAAAAAAGAAGGTTTCTTTCTCAAAAGCTAAATCCAAAGCTACTTTTAATTCGTTAGATATTTCTTGCCTTTTAGTAGAAACTTGATCGGCGGTGTAGCTTCCCAATACGTTCCTAGAAACTTCTAGTACTACTGGGTTTATTCTTTTGTTAAAAAAATTACTTCCATCGTTAATGAATATTGAGTAAACGGTATCAGGGTTAACCTTGTATCTTAAAGATAATTCTAAACCTATATTTAAGTTTTTTTCATCTAATACTGTTATTTTAGGAAGTTGGATAATTCCAGTTTTAGATTCTGCTTTATCAGATGATTCATACCCATAATGAGCTGTTTTGCTTCTTACATCAACTTTAGTAACTGAATGTATAAGAGGAAGTTTGAAATGCACACCGGGTTCTCTAGTATCTTTATCAAATACTCCTAGTTTAGAAACTAGTCCTACTTTTCCACTTGGAATCACAAACCAAGAGCCTAATAACAGTGTTAACGCTGTAAATATTAAAAATCCGTAATAGCCTAGTATGTAAGCAACGTGAGAAAATTCGTTATAATCATCAATTGTTCTGTTGGCATTAAAAGGGTCCTGTTTTTTTAGTATGAACTCGGATTTTTGTAAGAATTTGGGGTTTAAAATATTCATAATATTAATTTTAAGTTTGTTTGTATTTTTTTATAAATTTGTATTTTGCTAATTTTATTAGTTTTTATTCATTTCATTACCTTTTTTTAAGTTAGTTAAAATTTCATCAGCTCTTGGCGAATCAACAACAAATGACATCATTTCTCCTGTTGAATCATCTAAGATTGGTGTAATAGCGCAAATACCGCTGAAGGTTTTGAGCATATTGTTTGAGAATTTATCAAAGTTCTCTTTGTCTTCTTTGGTTTCGAAGCCACCTGCATGTAGCTCTATAAATCTTGCTTTAATTTTCATATTTGCACCATTCTTTAGGGGCTTCCTTGTATTCAGGCTCTCTGTCTTCAAATACTGAGAGTATGAATTCAATTCCGTTATAGAGACCAAGTTCATAAGGAGACTTTTGCCATGCACTTTCTTTTGTCTCTAGTAAGTAGTTTAATTCTTCTAATTTTGCTTCAATACTCATGAGTTCTTACCAATAACGTCGTTTAGTGAATATGAATTGGCTATTACCGCAAAATTTGCACTCATACCAGTGGTAACTGTAAGGTTTGCGAAACAACCCTTTCTTTCCGCAACATGAGCATCTTTTTCTGGCGCAATATTCTAAGAATTTCTTGATGTAATTAATGATTTTTCTCTTCATATCTTTCTAGTTTTACAAAATTAATGTTTTCGAGTTTTTTTTTATTATCTAAACTTGATTGCATGCCATCTAGAAAAGAGTTAACTCTTGTTTTGAGGGCTCGAGATAGGCGGTATAAATTCACTAAATTTATGTGATCTATTCCTTTTTCATATTTTGATATTTGTTGAGTAGAAACACCCAGAAAATCTCCTAGATCAGTTTGGGTCATGCCCATGCACTTTCTCTTGTGTCGAATCTTTTCACCGATGTATTTGTTTATAAATTCCTGTTCCATTTTTTTAATGTAGTTATGCTGTTTTTAATATTTGTTTGATTGATAGTTCGTAATCCTGCATGAATTTAATTTCTTCAGGGCTTAAAGTTTGTTTTTTGTATTTCTTGTTTGAAAGATGCTGATACTTTCTGTTTTTTAGCTCTTTCTGTTTCTCAATGTAAGATTTGTCATTTTTCTTAAGCGTTGAGCTAAGTTTTAAAATAATGCCATCTATTTGGCTTTCAGACTTATCTTCAATCTGTGGTTTTTCGTATTGAGATATGAATTGAAGGCATATTTCTTCGTTGCCAATTTTGTTTATTGTTTTGTTACTTCCAGATGTAAAACTAGGAGTAAATTTTTGCTTATTCAAATCTTTGCAAGTAAGCCACATTTCCTTCAAATCTTTTTTAAGCCAGTGTGATTCCCTTCGGTTAGGGTTGTCTTCGTCTAAAAGCCACCTTAAATTGGCAATACCGTCCATTTCATAAATAGTTTGATTGCTAAAACCATTATCCATGATTACTCCACCACCATATTTTACTGAGTTTATGGCAACGAGAATCTTGTTAGCTTCTATTTCAGCTTGTTCTTGTTCGCTGTGTAAAGAGCCTGACCCTTCAATCATTTTGATAAAGTAAGCAGGGGATGGTTTGCCATTAAAACCAAATATTTTATTCCACTCTTCGTTATCGACATTGAGAACTATGTGATCGACGCATTGGGTAAGTTCTTTGTCGCTTATGCCTTTAGCTGTAAGGATGCTTTCCAATGCTTTTAGGTAATCCTCAGAGCAGCTAAAACCGTAAATATCTTTAAGAAGTTTAATGTTTTTTGCGAATTCTTTTTTATTCATATTGACCTCTATTCTGCGTTTGCGTAGGCTAATATAGCATCGTCGCTTTCTCGATCTCTTCTTTGCGCAGCAGTCTCACAAGAGGCTGATTGATTGGCGACGATTTTCCTTGAATCTATTTCCTGATAATCTTCCCAAGCTCTGTCATTTAGAAACTTAGGTGCAGATTTAGAAAATTGATTGTTTTGCATGCAGTGCTTCAGGTAGTTTTGAAGCCCTAGCATTATTTCCTTGAATGTTTGTTCAGGTTCTTTCGAGTTGTTTAGAATCAAATTAAACTTTTCCTTTGAAGGTTTTTTAGCTCCCTTAGCTGGGGATGATCCGCTAGAAGTTTCTACAGGAATGTAAAAAGACCAAAATTCTTGAAACTGTTCTTCAAAATCTTTTTTTGCTTTAGTTTTTTTAATTATATTAGATTTATCTAATATATTCTGGTTCTGGTTGGTTGAACGATCGTTTAACGGTTTTGGAACGAGTGAACCATCAATCGTTATATCATTGGTTCTATCAATCGTTGCATCATTCGTTAAACGGTTGATAGAATTCTCTTTAGCTTTTTTTTCTTTTTTCTTTGCTGCTGCTTTTTTACCTGCCTCGGATAATTTCCTGTATTTCTCTGCTTGGTGAGCTATTACCTGTTCGACTTTTTTGTTTAAATAAGCTCCATTTTTGTATGTAAAAAACATTTTTAACACATTATCTACAGCTTCTCTTTCTTCTTCAGAAATTGCTCTACACAATCTGTACATTCTTAAGTTATTTTTAGATTGGTTAACGGATGAGTCATCAATCGTTTCATCATTCGTTGAACGATTGATGCAGCAAGCTAAAGAACCTGTGCTGTAGTAATGGTCCATAAGTAAGCGGTAAGCTCCATGTTCAAGTAATGAAAGTTGTTGGGTGTCTCTAGCATAATCTCCTGGATAATGCGGATACCATTGAAGTCCTGACATAATTTACCTCTTTCTTTTTATAAAAGGGCATGCTATTTAATCAGTCATTATCAAATGACATGCTCTTTTGTATGTTATTTATGATACTACGCTAGGAGGCGCATCTAAGGTGCGTCTCCATTTTTTTTTAAACATATAATCAATAAATGAATAATATGTTTACTCATATTATGTATCTTTACAAATTTAATAATCAACTATAAGTTTAAAAAAAAATTAATTTAATGAATGCCAAACAACACTGGTTTTAAGAATACAAAGCTTCTTATAAAAGAAATGCGTTTAAAAAGAGGTTTGAGTCAATCAAGGTTGGGAGAGGCTTTAGGGCTGTCTCAAGCTCAAGTTGGTAAGATTGAAAATGGTGATTCTGTTAATGGTTCAAGATTAGAAGATATAGCTAATTTTTTTGGTTGCTCAGTCTCTGATTTATTTTATGGCGCTGAAAAACAAGAAGATTTTGTTCCAGACAAATCTCTTTCTCAAGATATACATGATGCAATATCTTATGTTTTGAAAAATAAGAAACTTTCTATAAGCAAAGAGTCTTATGCTGATGCGTTTTCGTTCATTTATAATGAAATATCTAATTCCAGCAAAAATAAAATTGAGGCCTTGCAAGAATCTAATATAGCTAATGTTATCAAATTAGTTAGAGAGGGTTAATAATATTTTTATTTAATCATGTATAAGAAAAAGCTCAGTACTAAGCTTCTTATTAAGGATAAAAGGAAGGTTACTGGAAAGAGTCAGGCGGACTTTGCTAATATATTGGGAATATCTAGAACTCAGTATGGTAAACTTGAAAATGGTCATCATTTAAGTCTATATTGGTTGGAAAAGATAGCTGAAATATTAAAGTGTTCTGTTACTGATCTTATCTCTGAAGGTAGTATTTATAATTTTAGGGATAAGGTTATTAATGAGCCGCTTGCAGAAGATATTCATGAGGCTTTATCTTATGTAGTGAAAAAAAACAACGATACAGTAAATACAAAGCAGTATGCCAATGCATTTTTGAAAATATACCAGGGGATTTCATATGAGGGGGTGAAAAAAGTTGAAGCTTTGCAAGAGCCTAATATATATGATGTGATTAGATTGATTAAAGGTTGTTGATAAGATAGTAAAAAATGTCTGATGCTAGGAAGGTAGAAAATAGTTTATTGGTCAAAGAGTTTAGAGTTAAAGCCGGTCTAACCCAGAGAGAATTTGGGAAGAAGGTTGGGCTATCTCAGACGCAAGTTGGAAAAATTGAATCAGGTCTGCATGTAAGTCTTTACAGGTTAAATCAAATAGCGAGGGTTTTAAATTGCAGGGTTTCGAATTTGATAAATGATGGTGACAAAGATTTTGGTCCTGACGAGTCATTGGCTAATGATATTCATCAAGCGATTTGCTTTGTTGATAAGAATAAAAGCTCTTCTCTTTCTAGGCGTGATTATACCAGTGTTTTTGTAAGAATTTATAATCAGATATGTGAGCCTGGTAAACTTAAAATAGAGGTTCTGCAAGAGGAAAATATACATAATGTTATTAAGCTTGTCCAAAACGGATAGCAATATCAATTTGCGTTGTTGATTTTATCACAATAGCTTCTAAAAATAAAAAAGCCCCGTTGGTAGCGAGGCTTTAAAATAAATTTTGTAATTTTTATTATGTTAAAGAATAAAGATGTTAAATCTTTTAGTAAAGAACTATGGTTACAAGACAAAAAAAATCTACCATTTCCTCCAACTCCTCCGCCTCCAAAAAAGTAGCTCTGGAAAGAGGTTGGTGGAAAATTGAGTTTGATGCAGATAGGCTTCAACTTTATAACAAAACTCGTTATAATTTCTTTATAAGGTTAAGAAAGTTTATATCTTTCGTTTCGCTGCTTTTCTCATCATCTACAATATATTCTTTTTTTAGTGATAGTTCGCAATATTTTGTTGCAGTATTTGGAATTGTAATGGTTGCTATATTTATATTTGATATTGTCTTTGATTTATCTGAGAGAGCTGCAAAACATTACGATTTGTATAAGCGTTCACATGCTTTATTGGTTAAAATAGAGCTGTTAGAATCTAAAGACTCTAAGCTATTAAATAAGTATAAAAAAGATTTTAAATCTATAGAAGTTGAGGAGCCTCAAATATATAGAGCTTTAGGTGTCTGTTGTCATAATCAAGTGGTGGAATCTAGGGGTTTAGATGAAAAATACCGTTATAAAATGACAATAGCTCAGAAGCTTTTTATGAATGTATATTCCTATCCTCATTTAAAATTTTAAAGCCTCTTTTTTATTCGTCTTTAATTATATTCTTGATTCCTTCTTTTATTTCCTTTCCTCTCATTCCTATAGCTTCATAATCGCTATCTTTTCCTTGGTAGAGTAGGTAGCTTTCATCTACATCTAATATCTCTGCAATGGCTTTGATTCTTGCTAAATTTAGGCTCTGAACTCTTCCATTTTCTATTTTATGAAGACCTGAAACTGAGCATCTTATTTCTGGTTTGTATTTTTCTAGAGCCTCACTAAGTGAGTTCAAAGTGTGGCCATTTTCTATCCTGGCTTTTCTGATTTTTGCCCCCACAATAGATACTTCGTTGCTCATGAAATTTATATATATTTAAATTTTAATGATAACATCTTTTAATAGTACTTGATAGTTTTTAACAACATTTTCTCGAGTTTACCTGCTTTTTTCTACCCCTAGTAAAAAAATACACCTTATTTTATGCTATTGGTGTAAATATACACTTCGTGGGTTGAGATTAAGATAGAGGCGGTTAATAATTCACGCATCTTTTTAACTCATTAGAGGTCTTTATGAACAACTATGATAATAAAAGGGTAAGGGAGTTGGCGGAAAGCTTTTTTGATAAAAGCGATTTAAGTAGGAAAACTAACTTTGAAATGGGTTATAGTTTTTTTTCCAAGTTAATCAAGTACCATTTTGCAGTGACATCATTCATGATTGTCCTTCTTTATATTAAGTAATTGTATCGTCTAAATCGTTAATTTTTTGATAACGTTTTGAGCATTTTAATAACATTTTGAATGTTTTAATAAAGATTTGACATTTTATATTACTCAATATATGATTAAAGTTAGTAGTTACATTATCTACTAATTAACCAACTATTAGCGTAGTATTATGATAAAAACTAAAACCCTTGAGGCCACATTTGTGGCACTCACAAGCTTACTTCTAGTAATGGCAGTAGGTTATGCATTTGAAAAAGATGCACAATATGTAGAAAAAGAGGAATCTTGCTACATAGATTTCGGTAAACCTTGTGATCAAGTTAGAGGTTAACATGAAAACAGGAATATACGAAATATACCAATTTTTGAAATTTAACCACGAAATTTCTCAAATAAAAAAATTACCTAAGTCTCTAAGATCATTTAGATATAAAAGGCTGATAGAAATAACTCCTAAAAATATCTTAAATCTTAGATCTCACTTTAGAAAAGGTACTTTATTAACTAATAATAGAGGTAGCCATGCTTAGTGATATAATGAACGATATTATGTTATGTAGTAAGACTTTAGATAGGCTGTATTACTTACATAAAAAGGATATGGGAGATGTTGTTGATAAAATCAATGATCTTCACGCAGACTATCCACAAAGCAACCTTCTAGCAGAAAGAGTAAAGTATATATTAGATAAAGTCTTTGATGATCTTGATGAGTTAAGAACTGAACTAGATGAAGAGTTTCAGCCTTCTCATGAAGAGTTAGAGCGCATAGCTTACCATAACTCAATTGCGGTATAGATATGGCTTTAAAAGAAGGTGTATACATGAACTTATCTAACGCAGAATATCACGCAGACCCAGCTCTTGGGTCTACGTCCATAAAGCGTTTGTTAGAAAGCCCTTTGCAATATTGGTATAACTCACCATTTAACACTAATAAGGAGTCTATAAAAGAGAGTGCAGCGATGAAAGTTGGAACTGCTGTTCACACTGCTATTTTAGAGCCTGAAAAGTTTAAAGAGGAATATTCAATAAACAGAAAGGTTAAATCTTCAACTAAGTCAGGAATTCTAGGTAGAGAACAGTTTCTAACTGTGAAAAGAATTAGAGACTTAATTAGAAGGTCTGAGTTTTCTCAGTTCTTTACAGATGGAGTAGCAGAAGCTTCTGTTATTTGGAAAGATGAAGAAACTGGCATTTCTTGTAAGGCACGCTTTGATTATCTATTAAAGGCTAACATAATAATCGATTTAAAAACCATTGGTTTAGAGACTCTTTCATATAAGGAGTTAATCAACGAGATATTTTCGCACAAAAGAAAATATTATGTTCAAGCTGCAGTTTATATCGAAGCTTTAAGAAACCTAAAGAAAATTAAAGGTATTAAGTCTGGTAGTGAAGAGTTCTTTTTCTTCTTCGTGACTAAAACGGAGCCTTTAGACTTTCAATTAGTCAAAATAGAGCAGGATATAATCGATCTAGGCATAGATGAGTTTAGGAAAGCTTTATCAATATATAAAAACTCTTTTGAAGAATACGGGCCTAAAGAGTGGAGGCCATCAAAAGAAGTAGAATCATTAACACTAAGCGATGCACCAGCATGGTTTAACTATTATTAACACAGGTAAATAAAATGGAAAATAACAATAACGAAAACAATATTAAACAATACGAAATTGATAAGAAATATCAGATGATGCAGAGCGTTTCTGAGAAGAAAATGGAAATGTCATCAATGGTAAAAGTTGGTGACACTGACTTAGCCAGCATTTCACTTCTAGCAGATAAATTTACTAAAGCCGGTGATTTGGTGCCAAAAGAGTATCAAGGTCATCCAGAAAAATGCTTTGCAGCCATATATAAAGGCGCAAGCTTAGGATTAGATGCTTTTACTGCGCTTCAAAGAATAGCAGTGGTTAATCAAAGAGCGACAATCTGGGGGGATACAGGTTTAGCCCTTGTAAGAAAATCAGGGCTGATGACAAAGTTTAAAGAAGAAATTTCAGAACATAATGGAAAGCTAACGGCGACTTGTACGGTTAGAAGAGCTGAGGAAGATGAACACACTGAAGTGTTCTCTCAGGAAGATGCGGAAAGAGCTGGTCTTTGGAACCGTAATGTTTGGAAAACTCATCCTAAAAGAATGTTAAAGTATAAAGCAAGAGCATTCGCTCTAAGAGATATATTTCCAGATATATTAGATGGTCTTCATTTTAAAGAGGAGATGGAAGGCGAGTCAGTCACACCTAGACCTGGTTCAGTATCAGATGTTACGCCTCAGAAAACGGTCGTAGTTAAGGAAATACTAGATGTAGAAGATCAAACAAGAGAATTATTTAGTGAGGTAAAAGATGCATAATTACGATATTTATAAAACAAGAATGGAAGTTTTAGATTGGTTTGAGAAAGACATGTTACAATCTAAAGCATTAGATACAGCTTTTTATGCTAAAGAAGATGACATGGTTATAGCGTGCATGATGCAAGCTGTTGCTGATAAAAAGCTGGAATATGCTAAGCAATGTTCTGATGATATTACTAATTCATATAAAGAATTATATCAAAAGAACACGGAAACTCAGCAGTCGGTAGGAATCGTTGTAAATCTAAAGAACTCAATTAAAGCTCTATTAGATTTTCATGATGAGATTACTTCTGAAGAAAGAAAGGATTGCCTTAGCCAAATCATCGACAAGGCTAATGTTTTTATTAATAGCAAATACCAATCTGAAAATTATTCAGACAATGTCATTCCCTTAATAAAAGAAACTAACACACAACAAGCTGCAATATAAAATGATAGATAATTTAATAAGTAGAAAAGAGGCTATGCAAATGCTTAAAATTTCTAGCCCTAACACGTTTCAGTCAATTAGAGATGAATTGAAGCCTGTTATGATAGGAAAAAGAATGAAGTTCAGTGTTGAACATATTAAGTCATACATAGAAGCAAAAGTAATTAACACAGAAGAGGAAAAAAATGTCATCAGTAAATAAAGTAATATTAATAGGTAATTTAGGAAAAGACCCAGAAATAAGATCTACTCAAGATGGTAGAGAGATCGCTAACTTTACTCTTGCAACTAGTGAGTCCTGGAAAGACAAATTGAGTGGAGAGTCTAAAGAGAAAACAGAGTGGCATAAGATAGTAGTCTTTCAGGCTGGCCTAGTTGATATAGTGAAGAAATATATCAAAAAAGGATCTAAATTATTTGTTGAGGGAAGTCTGCAAACAAGAAAGTGGCAAGATAAATCTGGTGTTGAGAAATACACAACAGAAGTGGTTATACAAGGTTTTAATGGTAAGATTGAAATGCTTGGAGGAAAAGCGCAAGCGCAAAATGTAGAGCAAGCAGAAAATTCTACATCTGACTGCAAAGCTGAAGACTATGCAGAAGCTACCCAAAGTGTAGGCAGCGATGAAATACCATTCTAATAATTTAACTAGGGTTAAACATGGAACAAGAAGTTAAAACGATATCAAAAAGGTTAGAGCCAAAACAAGCTCTAGAGTATGTGATTAATAATTATGGTTACACTAAAACATGGTTCTACGATCATATATCTAAAATTAAAAGGGGAGGGAGATACAACCCAGTATTAATAGATAAATACATTGAACAATATGAGGACCAATCATGGCAACAATCTACAAAAGAACAGATGGTAAAAGCAAGAACTGGTGGTGTTACTTTTCAATCAAAAACCCGAAAACAAAGAAAACCACAAAGTTCCAACAAAGTACTGGAACAAGTGACAAATATGCTGCGCAACAGTTCGCAAACCTCTTAGAAGAAGAAGAGAGAAATAAACTTTATTTTAAACGAAAAGCTAGGATCAGTCTTGGTGGTTTAATAACTGAGTACACTAAAGAGAGAGTGATTAAGCTCAGAACTAAAGATGTTTATTTAACAACGTTCGAACTTCTTTTAGCAAGTGTACCTGCTGATATTACTATAGAGGAAATAGATTCTTTAGATATTAGCAAAGTGAAAGCCAGATGCGCACATTTAGAAAGCGCATCATGGAATAGATATTTAGCTAATATTGTTGCTATGTTTAATTGGGCTAAAAATAACTATCAAGTGCCTGATATTAATTTCTCTGTTCTGAAGGAGAAAGAGCGATCTAAGCCTATTGTATACTTTACTGGTGATCAAATAGTCAGTTTACTAAACCAATCTTTAAAAGTTCATAATGTTGATAAAAAAGACGGGTATGTTAATTATCATTTTTACAAGTTTCTTATTCTTTCATTCTTTAGTGGGCAAAGGCAGAACGAGGTTCTTAATTTAAAAGTTGAGGATGTAGACTTTGAATTAATGGTATTAAAAATAAAGCGCACCAAATCTGGTAATGCTCATTATATACCTTTATATCCAGCTCTAAAAGAGGTGTTAGAAAAAATGATACCTGAAGCAAATAATGAAGGTTATTTAATTCATTACAGAGGGGAAAAGATATCAAGTGTCAAAAAAGCTTTTAATGTAGCTCTTGAAAAATGTGGGATTGAATTACCAAAAAACCACAAGATTCATGTTATAAGGCATACAGCAGCTACAGTAATATACTCTAAAACGAACAATATAAACTTGGTAAAAGAAATTTTAGGTCATCAATCTATTGAAACTAGTATGATATATACTCATTTAGTCCAAAAGAATAAAATAGATGATTTGCAGATAGCTTTTAAAGATATTGAAGTAAAAAATAAAATGATAGGATTAGAGAAATGAAAAATAGACGCACAGTAGACACCATGTCAAAATGGGAGCTCTTTACGAAGTTTTACACCGCAGAAAATATGGTGCCGTAACCGAGAATTGAACTCGGGACCTCTTCATTACCAATGACATTTCCTAAATAATAAAAAACCTCAAGAACCCCAGTTTATCAATGTTTATAGAGTGTTTGGTTATTGAAATTTTTGTAAAAACTAAGTTCTTTTTCCATAGTTTTTGGAGCTTTAGTTGACATCTGGTTGACACCACAAATCAAAAACTAAATTTCAAATAATGGTATAAAAAAAATGACAACATTATTTATAACAGTAACAGCTTTGCTATATTTACACACAATTATTATTTCGGTTAATAGTTAAGGTTGTTTACATCCAGAGACAAACAGCTATTCTTATAATATATCCCTTGGTAGAGCCCGTCACATACGAGTAGCTATAACGGGTTTTTATTGAATATAGCTAAAATAATAAAATAAGGATAGGCGTGAAACAGAATAAAGTTAAAAAAATATTGAGAAAAATACCCATTTATAACGGTTGTTATACCTGGGGTGATTTTGCTGTTGTAACTTTTGGAATTATACTAATGTTGCCTACGACTTTTGTTGCAATGTATTATTTAAAGCTAGTTTTTCTAGGTTAAAATAGGTTTAGCTTGAACCTTTCTTATACCTATTGTAAACATTACGCCATAATGTTACAGTAATTGGCATGAAAAGAAGAATTTACTCTCTCATAATACTCATTGTTAATGTTTTAGTTATATGGTTTCCTTACAGGGCTATTTTTGATTCTTATATCTCTCTAACTGCTAAGACATCTCTAATCCTACTGTTACTAGCGGTTAACATAGCTATAGTACGTTATATTCTTGGTACTATGCAAGAAGTAGAATTCAAATAATTAGCAACCATTGCGTTCTTGCTGCCTTTCCAACTCCTTAATTTCACCATTTAGCCTTATACTTTCTCTCTCAGTTCTTCTGTAATATTCCAAAGAATCTTGCTTTCCTAACTTAGAATATATATTAGCAGTTATTGAAGATTGTTTGTAGTTTAAGTCTTCTTTTTTATCAGCGAGGCTTTGCTTGATAATTTTACAGTAATTATCTTTTATTTTTAGATCTGTTTGTCCTCTCCATTGATGAAAGTTCCACAGCCATCCAACAATAGCTGTGACCAATGCTATTAAATAAGGAATTATTATTGAAATATATTTTTCAAATACTTTCTTCATCAATAGCAATTGTAATAATAAGAACTATGCTAACTCCCAGTGTACAGCATCAATAAAAGATTGGTCTTTGAAATCTTTATCTCCATCCCAATCAATACCCGATCTAACTTTGATTCCCATTTGATCAGCAGTAGCTAGGACATAACCACAGAAGTGATACCATTTGTTCCAATCATTCCAATCAATAGGGTAAAAAGCTACATCAACTCCCAAAGATGGGGATTGGTTGTGCTTACTTTCAGGAAACTTTAGCTTGCTATGACCTGTTCTAAACGCTTCATCTTGTTCTTCTTTAGCGCGGTGACCCACTAGAATTGTACAGTCATAGGTCTTAATTACCTCATTGAACAACTTTTGCAAATCATCATGGCAAGACTCTAATTTAGATTTAGATCTTTTAGAAAATTTAGGCATGTTTTTTATTTAAGACAATCAACAACTTTTTTAACCACTTTGTCATCTAAAGTGTTTTTAGTATTTTTAGAAATATGCTTTAAGCTATAGATTACAACGTGCTTACCAATAGTGTACAAAGCAGCTCTCACGGGGCTTAGTTTAAGTGTGCCAATTACACATGATTTTAATACTTTTAATGCTTTCATAATATTTATTTACCTAATTTAGTTGGTTTTTTGGTTTTTAATGTTTTTTTAATCTCGTCATCATCGAGAGTTCCGTACATAAAGTACCAGAAGTCTACAGTCCGCTCTAAAGCGGTTGTATTTTTGCTCAGCTTAGTTACAGCACTGTTTAGATTTAAAATAGCCTCTCTTTGAGAGTTAAAAATCCAAATAAGAAGAGCTCCTATTATTAAAAGAAATGGAGTAACAATTGTTACAAACTCTTTTATAGAAGCTTTAAGAGCTTTTCTAATACGTTTTGAGTACTCAAGATTAAATTCTGAGCTATTAAAAACCTCATGGACGCATTCTTTTATTTCAGCTCTCATGTCCTTCATTTTAGTCTATAACTTATTCCACTCTGCCTCTACGTCAAAAGCTTCTAAATCTGCAACATTATCTAATGCATTAATTGCTGCTTTTAGTGTTTTGCTTTTAACAGTTGCGTTTAAACCTCTAGTGTAAACGTCATCAATAACATGAATTACCTCTGTTTTACTAAGTGTTATTGCATTATCGTTTGCATCAAACCAATCTATAGAAGTGTTTCCATTAAACCTCCCAGAAGCAAAAGATAGTGCGTTCATGCTATCTATATCAGTTTTTAAGGTGTGTCCTTGGCTTTCAATGGTTGGAGCAAATTTTTCTGAATCTCTAAGAAACTTCCTAGATAAGTGAAGTGACTGTGCTTTTTTACCCATAGAATATTGATCTTCTGTAAGGCTTTCCCATTCAGATTGATTAATATTCAAACCAAATTCACCTTTTACATACTCGTTTGTATTTTTGTTTTTCTTATATTGCATAATCTTACATTTTATAATTTATAATCTAACCATCCTGCTGTATTCAATGTTACAGAAGCGTTTCCTAACCCTGAATCGTATCCATGAATAATTGTTGCTGATGTATCAGTTAATATAGGAGGAGCAGAAAAAGCGTCTCTATCTTGCGAAACATTTCCTATTCCACCAACGTTTCTAAAGTCTCCTTCAATCTTTGATTTTAAAAGATACAACATTGCTGCACCAGCATGACCTATTCCACCATGCAATAGAGCCCCAATATTTATTCCAGTAGGTAAACTTAAAACTAAGTCAGTGTTACTAGAAGTGATTGGTGGAAACCCAGCAAAATCAATGATATTTCCGTTGTAAAGAAATTCAGCACTAGTTGAAGAAATAAACTTCATTTTAAAGCCAAAAATATTTGCACTACCATCTGTAAGCAAACTTCCAACACGTTGATGTTTTGTATAACCTGAAGGTGCATTTGCTGCATTTACATCAGTATCAAATCCAAAATCAACATTTCCTGTGGTTGGATTCGTAATAGCGAAACAATGGTAAGTAGTAGAAGCAGCTACAGTACCAGAAAACAAACCTCCAGTGTTGTTTCCTGCAACCCATGAAGCATCAATTTGTTTTGTCAAAGCTGAAGCTCTAGCTTGCCCACTTCCATCTGAAAAATTAAAAATACCTTCTCCAAAATCGATATCATGATCAGAATCAACGCTATTATTAGCTATAACAATTTTCTGATTTAAAAAAGAGACACCTTTAGTAGATATCGTTGCATCATTTGATGATGTATCTATAAAAATCATAGCATCATTAGCTAGATCATATCTTAAATAAGAGTCAGTAGTGGTTACAATTTCATTACTTATATCAGTAGTGCCATCAGCAAGTTTGATGTTTTTAACGCCAAGACCAGCTACATTAACAGTAGAAGCAGTAGTACTTGCATTTCCAGCTCTAAATCTAACTAACATTCCATCTATATATTCAGTTGGAGCTTTAAATGAATTAATAGGTGTTAATACATATGCATTAGCAGCACCTGAATCAGAGTAAAAGTCAGAAACTGCAGAATAATTAGCTACTGCTTTAGCTAATTGATCATTATCAGAAGAAATAGGAATACCTGCACTTGTGATAGTGTTTTTAGGAGAACGTACAATATTATTATACTCAGAAGCATCTACGGTATTACCGTTTACTTTATCATCAAATTTTGCCATAATTACCTCATATTTTATGAATATCTAAAAATTATTTGTGTGTTAGCTGGTTTAAGTTTGTCAAAAAGACATTCTAAAATCTCCGGAGCCTGATCTGTTAATTCAAATGGTAGTTCAAGTGGCAAACCAGTGGGTTGCAGAGATTGATTTAGTGTTACTATTATTGTAAAAGGAGCCTCATCTGGATCTAAAAGAATAAGGGGTAATGTTGCAGGAAGAACTGCTTCATCTACTCCATTGCTTACTGTTACATCGAATCCAAATGTTTGTGCTAAATCTTCAAATTGTTTTGCAGTCGATACATTAACACCGGCTAGCTTAACTAATATATTTCTTCTTCTATCCTCTAAAGAGCCAGTGTTACTAAAGCAATCATCAGGTATCCCAACAACTCTTTCCCATTCTTCTATTAATGCTGTGGTCTGGTTGATGTCATATTCGTTAGATACTTCATTAACCTTATCTCTAAAACGAAGCCACTGACAAGCCAATCCTGTTAGCACTTTACGTAAGTTGCTACCTTCTATATTTTTAGCAAGGTGCAACCTATCATCTCTTAAATATTGAGCTAATACATCAGTTTGTTCTGCTTTTGTTCTAGGTTCTAAGAAGTTTGTCATGGATAAGTTACCGTTCCTAAAGTTGGTAATTCTCCAGAGTTAACTGTTATATCTCCAGCTGGACTACTAAGAGTAAATGTTGGGGTATTTCCTGAACTATCTACTACAGAAAATACAATGTTATTATATTCTTCAGAAGTAAGGTCCTGAGCTATATTTGTGTTGTTTCTAAAGTAATCATTAAGTGCTTGTGAGATAGCACTTTGCATATCATCGGTATTTGGGCTAAGAGATGTAAATGTGAAGTCAACTGGCACAGCAGTTGGCGAACTAACTATAACAAAGCTATCAGGTGTATTGGCTGGCTTAACACCAGTTTCAGGGTCGATGATAGCATTCTTTACTGTAGTTGCTTGGCCAGCTGTCGGTATAATATTTGTGTCGTTATCTCTAGTGAAATATATAGTTACCATGCCCGCACTAGGAGTTGCATCCTCAACCCATATTCTTGTTACTCCAGGAACCTGTTCTTTTATAAAAACTGATAGACCAGCATTAGTAAAAGGAGCTGAGAAATTACTAGTTCTTTCCTGAAGCCTTGTTCTTAAGCTATCGTCGCTTTCTATGTCTAAACCACCGATTAAACCATCTTGGTTAACTAAAACCGTATCATTCACATTAACAATAGGGCTTACTAAAGTTAATTGTGCTCCTGCACCAGCATTACCATCAGATCCAAATTCTGAAGCTGTAATATTACCAAAACCTGAAACATAATTTAATTGAATAGTTCCAGTTGCAGGGCTTACTGGAGTTCCACTAACTTCATAAGTAAACTCATTAGCGCTTGTAACAGTAATAACTGTATTCGTAACATTATATTCTGACTGATCTGCTCCTGTTATGGAATCTATAACAAAACCCGTAGCTAAATTATGATTACTAACAGTAGTTACAATTGCTGTTGTTCCAAGCCTTGTAATAGATGAAATATTAATTGTTTCACTAGATACAGTTATATCAGAGTCTGTTGCATATTGTATTCCATTAGCTCTTTGAACTAAAGTTGATGATGGAATCACTGATCCACTATCTCCTGAGAAAACAGCAACCCCAGAAGATTTTGTTGCTATCGCTCTATTGATACCATAATAGGCAGCCCATCTTTCTAGATATATACCAGTAGCAGACCAAGGAAATAATTGGATAACTAACTGTCTTAATACGTCATTATTCTCATCAAATCCAGCCGCTGTAGAGTCAACAAGTCCTTTAGCAAAGCTATTTCTTATTGTTGGGTCTACATGTTTACTAGTATCCAGCTGTCCAGAATTAATAGATAATATTAGATCATTGGCAATCTTAGACTGTATCTGTTGTATTGTTGAAAATTCAATTGCCATTATCTAAACGTGTTTATAAATAAATTATAATAATTACTGTCTTCTTGTGTTTGGTTTGTGAGGTTGATGTTAATTTCAACTCCACCATCAACTCTTTGTGCTTCAACCTCGCTATCAGAAATAATGTTGTCATCTATCATCCAACTAAGCCCCTCAGAAACAGTGTTTTCTATTGATAATAGGTTACTTTCTGTGTTCTTAGCTTGATCAATAAATAGCCACAATTTACTTCCAACCTCATAGTCTTGAATTGCACTAAATTCATTTGTAAAGTGTCCACGTCTTAATGTAGGTTCTGTAACTTCCGATCTAGAAGCTCTTTTTTCACCAAACACAGACAGGTAAAGAGCAGTGTCTAAGCCATCAGTTAGTTCAAAATCACCATTTAGGAAATCAATATCCCAACAACTATTTGAATCTTGCTTTAGCTTAATATCTCTTGCCACTTTAATAAATTTACTATTGTCAATTACCTAATCTTAGCTTTAAAGCGGCTGATTTCATTGACAAAAAATATCATTATCAGATTAAACCCTAGAAATAGGAGAGTCTTAAGGTTAAAGTTTGAGCACACTTATAGGAAATAAAATGCAAGGAATGGATATTCTAAAAGGTTATATTACTTCGACTTCAGAAGGTGGCACAAAAGCTCAGGTTCAAACTTTAAAAGGTCGTGTCATAAATGATGTAACTCTTTTATATCCTTATGGTCATGCTTCTAACATCCAAAATGATGATTCAAGCTTAGTTCTTTTATTCAGTGTAATGGGAAGCAAAACAAATATCTTTGGAGTTCCATTTAACATACCTTTGCAGCCAGAATTATCTACAAGCGAAGTTAGTACGGGTAACTTCAAAAAAGGTAATAAAATTACTTTCAAAAGCAATGGTGATATTGAAGTCGTAACTGATTCAGATATATTAGAAACTGTTGCTAATTTAACTACAACAGCTACAGGTAAAATCACTTTATCTGCTCCAGAAGTTGAATTAGGAGATGCGGTTGATCTAGCTTTAAATCAAGCAGCTGTTATGCAAGTTGTAATCCCAGGTGGAAGTAGTGCAGGTACTTATCCAGTAACAATAGTTAGTGCAGGCCAAACTAAAGTAAAAGCCTAGCATTTTACTTTTAAAAAATCCGTTATATGTTGTATTCAACTTATACGGTAAAATCATGATTAAGGCTCTTATTTTTCTAACAGTATTTGTTAATAATGCTGTTTATGCAGAGGGTGGCTTGGAAAATAAGTTCTATAAAGAACTAAGTAAGAATAAAAAAGAAAAAATATTGTTCATACCTAAAGGTATACCTTTTTGTAATAAAGCTGCATCTATTAGGAAGGTTGAAGAATATAGATCCATTTCTGGAAAAAAAATCACTAAAAGGAATTTAAAAAGAATAGGTTGTTCAAGAACAGCATATGGTTCAAAGGCAATTATACTTGATGTTAGTAAAGATAAACAAGTTTATGAATTAGCCTTCAGACCATGGGGGAAAAAGAAAAAATATGTAGAATCAGCTTATTTTATACATTCAGATGTAACTTCCTTAGTTAATAAGAAATAAACTAAGTAATTAGCATAGAGTAGGGGCTTGTTTTACTTTTGCAGAATCTTGTGTATCTTTAAAGTTTAAATTTCAAAATTGAATTATGATTAGAATATTAGTAGTTTTATTAACACTTTTTGTAAGCAATGCTTTTGCTAAAAATGTTGATGTCAATAAAATGACCCAGGAAGAATTGTTTAAAATTTATGATAAAGCGCTTAATAATTCTCCTGAAAATCAAATTATATTCATACCTAAGCAAACTCTTCACTGTTCAGGATTGACTGGCTTTAAAAAAGCTTATAACCAACTATTATTATCAAGCGGAGAGCTATCAAAAGGTTTTTTATCCTCCTTAAACTGTTCAGCGATGCATGGATGGGCACATGGGATCGTAGTCAGTATACATCAAGATAATAATGTCTATAGGTTACTATATAGAAGTCCTTTCTCTAAAAAGAATATGAGAATTAGATACTTTCATGCAAGCCATTTGACCACGTTTAGTGATATGAAAAAACGAGAATTAAAATAAGAAAAGCCTAGCGTCAAAAGGTCTTAATAAGCTTTCAATACAATATTAAGCAGCTTTTATCAAGTTACTTGAAAATTGATTTGAATTAGAAAGTCTTACAGCTTTATCAACGTCTAATGTAAATGCACCTTGATTCACTATTACTAAGTCAGTAAAGCTACCTTCTAGAGATTTTGAATATGTAACACCTTGTATTAAGAAAGTCCCATTCAGCTGGCATTTATCATCGATTACTTGAACTAGGGTGTTTTGTTTCCAAATCAACCCTGCATCGTTATAATATCCTTGAAATCTGCAATTATATCTTTCACCTTTAGCTCTTCTTACATTAACGCTCCATTTAGCTAATTCAGATAAATATTCACTATTTGTGGATTCAGAGTTATTAATTGAAATAGTTCTTGTGGCTCTAATGACTACGTCTTTAGATGAACCAGTTGGAAATACGGATCCAATATTATTTTCTAGGCTTTGAGAGCTATACTCAACAACATTAAACCTATCACCAGTATTAATATCTATGTTTGCAGTTAAAATATTGTTATTACGGTTACTAAAAGTGCTAATAAGCGCTCCTCCTGAATTTTGTGAGCCTTCTCTTGTAATAACTATGTTACCATCAGGGTCAGTAGTTAGTAATACTTGTAACTTTCTTGCATAAGTATCTAGAAACTGGAATATGCTTTGTCCAAACTCAGCGGTAACCACATTTTCTGTAAAACCATTACTATTTGGCGACGCTGCAACTGAATCTAGAGTCTGTATATCAGGTACATTGTTAATTACCTTTATATCATTAAATCCATGCTCTTTAAGTACTATCTCAATAAGTCTAGGGAAAGACTTTTCTTTGTAAGCCGTTTCTTTAGCAGAACTATCAACCAAATCCCCAGTCTTATCTCTCCCACCAACACTAATAACATGAGAAGCTGCATCATAGCTTATATTTAGAGTCTCAACCGTTCCTGTAATTATCAACTCATCATCAATAAATATCCTAGCTACATCCTGAGCCTTAATGGGGTTTTCAATAACTCTTTCCCCGTTAACAACAATTTCATTAACTGAAGACGTAAAAGAAAACTGCCCAGTAAATGCTTCCATTGACTTAGAAACACTAATTGATTCAAAGCCTCTATATCTAATTCCGTTTATTTCTAAGAAAATCTCGTTTTCCATTATGCAGCACTTAATATTCTTAAATCCCCATCAATTCTTGAGGTATCTAGGAAGTTATTGAGTTTTCTAATATCTTCTTTTTGATCTAATGATCCGTAATATTTATATGTAAGAACATTAAGGCTAATAGGTTTAGTATTTATTGTAGTAACTCTAGGAGTGCTAAGAGCTAAATTGCTTAAGATAGTACTAGTTTCTAATCTCATATTTAAGAGAGATCTATACACATCTCTATCTAGATTATCTGGAAGTAGTGCAAATCCATTCTCTAAATCTGTATTTACAGCTGTTATCTCATCAAAATTAGAATAGTCTATATTAGCAGCTGCATTATAAGCTAAAGCCATTGCAGAAGCATTAATAAAGTTATTTATTTGATCCTGGTTGTTTTTAATTTCTTGCTGTTGGTTTGAAGTTCCAGTTGCATTTCTATCTCTTTCATCAAAACCAAATAATCCTTTTGAAATATCAAAGACGTCTTGGCTATTATTATAGGCAACTTCTAAGTTATCAAAAGCGGTTCTTAGCTTACTGGAAAGATCCGAAGGAGTTTGAACTAATGCTGTAGCATCATCAACTAACTCATTTAAAGTTGTTACATAATCACTTATCCCATCTACTGCACCTTCTATTTGTGCTGAAACTCTTTGAATGGCTCTTGATGCTTGTTGAGTTGTTCTAACAGCAGAGTCAAATTGTGCTTTTTTAGACCTAACGCTTGCCCACGCATTATCAAAAGCAGCTTCATTACTACCTAGTAAACTACTCTTTAAATTTTCAAGGAATCCTTTGTTTCCTGAAGTTGTTGCAGGGAACCTTGTGTTTTCTGAAACTTCAAAAGTTAAGTTGAATGTAGAAATACCTAAACTACCAATAGCATTATCGCTAATAGAATAGCCTTTTAGAGTAACATTATGGCTTCCATATTCAGGATGTATTAATGTTCCTGATCCTTCTTCTTCTAAAACTTTAATTAGTCTGTCTCTATCACCATAAGTCTTATTGTTGTCTACAATCGCCTTAATATTAAAAACTTTCTCTAACTTACCCAAATCTTCGACATTTCTTATATCGCTATCTGGGTATTCATGAGTTACTGTTTTTCTACCTCCCTCAATAGAGCTTTCCTGGTAGTAAAATTCCACACCTTTAAATGATGCTTCTCTTAATTTGTTTGGATTAAATATAGTCATCTAGCTACCTGCAAATACTTGATTAATACCAACTTTAAGAGGACTGTCTGCAACAGGTGTGAACCTAGTGTTAGAACCTTTAGGCAAGCCATTTATATTTATTCCTAATTCTCCACCTAGAACAACATTTTGATTGCTATTGGCATTAACATTTTGATTAATCTGTTGAGTCACTACGCTATTATCAATAGCATCAAGCTCATCACCTCTACCAACCCCCAAAAAGCTTTTCACCTTAGCAAAGCCTGAAATAAACTTATCTAAGACTTTTTCCTTTATCTTCATCATCCAATCAAACACCATTTTCAAAGCTCCAACTAATTTAAATAGTGGATCTAGTGCAAGCTTGAAAGATTCAACTAAAACATCCCATTTAGCAGTAATGAAGGCACCTAATGCACCAAGTGCAGTAAGACCTACTACTATTAAACCTATTGGAGATGCAAGTGCAGTTATTGCAGCAACTAATAATCCAAAACCAATTAAAAGAGGTGGTAATATTGCAGCTAAACTTCCTAATATTACTACTATCTTTTGGGTTGTAGGGCTTAGTTTATTAAACTTATCAATTATCTTAATTAAAAAGTTAACCAATTTTGTCGCTACAGGTAATAAAGCCTGTCCAACAGTTATTCTTAAATCATTAAAACTACTTTGTAACTGTCTGAACTTATTTGCAAATCCATCACTAGTTCTTGCAAAGTCCCCCTGAGCATTTTTTGTTTTATTCATTATAAATTGATAACGAAGTAACACTTTATCAGCCTGAGAGAAATCTTTTATATTCTTTGTAATTCCTTTACTTAGAGCAAATTGTTTTAAGTTTGTTTCAGTCATAACAACACCAAGCCTTTTTAATGACTCTGTTTCTCCTGTAAAAACTCCAGCCAATGCTGTGGTTGCTTGTTCAACTCCAACGTTCTTAAATGATGCTAAATCTCCTGCTAATCCTGCTAATTCAATTGAAAGTTCAGCTGCTCTATCTTGACTTAATCCCATAGAAGTAGACATATCACCAAATAAAGCTGCCATATCTAAAGCTCTACCTCTATCTATACCGAAATCATTTCCAGCATTTTTTGCAAACTCTCTAACACTTGCACCTGCAGATCCAAATGCTACTTCGACTTTGTTCAGGGATTCTTCAAAATCCGATGCTGCTTTTATTGATGCAACACCCATAGCTCCTAAGGGTAGGGTAACTTTAAGTAGTAAGGATTTTCCAAGAGCGGCTGTTTTCTGGCCTAATTGTGAAACCTTGTTTTTAACTTTGTCAAAACTAGCACCAATTTTTCTAGCACTGTTTTGTACAGACGCACCAACACGCTTCATATTAGCATCAATCTTCTTTAGAGAGGGGCTAATTTTATCTACTAGGTCATATACATATTTTACATTAAAAGCCATCACCTACCTTCGTTTCTTTGCATAGCCTTATTAATCTTTTCGGCTTGCTTATTCATTTCTATTAGTTTTGGAACAGTCTGATTCTCTAACCATTCAAAACTAGCAGCCCCCTTATAAAAATAGGCCAAGTTACATATTAGGCGAAAGACTCCAAGGTCTTCATCCATGAAGTAGCAAAAAAAAACTCTATATATTTTGCTACAAGCTCCTCAAAATCATCTTCAGATAATTTATTTACATCTACAGATAATATAGGTTGCTCATGTTGCTCATCTTTAAAGCATATGTCGCTTAATAGTAATTTTGTGAACTTCTTGTAAAAACCATCTAGATCAAAGTCTCTATCAGAGTATAAAATAACCTTTGCGCTCTTTGCATCGATCTTATTGTCTTTAGTGTCAGAAGCGTCATCAATTCTAGCTTGGGCATCTTCTTGGTTTAATGAGCTAGTCATTCCAAAGATTGCACCTATAAACATTTTCTTTAAAACCAATGTTTTATCTCTATGCCTATATGTTGGGGCTTTCAAATATAAAGCTTTTAAATCAGAGAAAGTGTTTTCACCATCTATGTTGGCTTGCACTTTAATAGGATTAGCAAGTTTAAACTTGAATTTATCCTCAACAATTTTACTCATTTATCTATACTTCTGGATTAGCGAAAAATACGTACTCCACTATTTCTTGGTCTTCTCTTTCTGGAAGAACCTCCATTGTTGCCTTAGAAAAGTTTTTATCTCTAAAGCTAATTGTATTGTTATCCCCATTATCATAAAATCCATCAAACAACTCTTTAGATTCTACAGAGTTTCTTATTGGAATCATAATTTTAGCTCTCTCTGTTGAGATATCAGTTGTGTAAACTATTTCTCCATTCACTTGTGGGTTAGCAGTTCTAGTTCTAGAGCCTGACTCTATTTTAACTCTACCTTCGTAAGCAACTACTTTCCCATTAATTAGTAAATTACCGTAATCTAATATTGTCATGATTATTCAAAAGTTGGTGTAATATTAATAATAACGTTTCTCACTTGAGTAACGATGTTTGCAATGCTTTCAGCTGTAATAGTTCCAGTAGCTAAATTTATAGCTACGCTTTCTAAAGCATCTCTAAAAGCTTGTCTTTCTTCAGCACCTGCTCTTAAAAGAACATATGAATTATCCCCATTATCTCCTGAAAGAACTGAATAATAACCCATCATTATTGCAATGAATCCCTCTCTATTAACCATAGGTCTTCCAGCGATTAACTTTCCAGTAGTTAATATATGTTGTGAAAGGTCTGCTTTTAGGTTATTGAAAATGTACTCCCTAGCAAGTGAGAGGGTATCAACATAATTTAAATACTTAAAAGTAATATCAGGGTTACCTAAAGTATTGGTTTTATATGTAGTTACTGCTTCATTTGAAATAACTACAGTGTTTGAAGGGTTGTTGCGTAGTAACCAACCCCCTGAATTTTCAAGCTCTAAAGCTTCAGCATTTGTAAAGTCATCTCCTGTTTCAATAGTTGGAAGGTTTGCAAATGGAGTGTTATGGTAAGGAATACCTCCAAAGAAAAATCCTCCTGTTCCTTCTCCATTAGTAACTATTGAACTAGTGTTAGAACCAACAGTTAATCTTAAACCTCTATATGCTGCTGCTTGAGCTGCAATTACTATTGGGCTTTCAAATATAGCACCGCCTTTGTGATCAGCGTCAGAAACTATTTTGTTAGGAATATAAGCTAAAGTTCTTTGATTCAGCGCATCTAAGGCAGTGTTGTGATTAGCGTATGTATCAGTTACAGAAACTATACCAACGCCGTCTAAAATGTTATCATCTACATTAAATCTAGACTCTGTAAAATCAGTTAATGTAGAAATCCCCCATTCAGCAGGGTAAACAATACTGTTAAATCTTGAATCATCTACTACATCAAATAAAGTAGTAAGCACTGGGTCAGTAGCACCTCCTGTAAGGGCAGTTGAAGTCACAGAGAGTCCTGCTACTGATCCAGCCTTTCCAACGCCAATTGTATTTCCTTGCGTCCCTGCATTTACAGCAGTTAAAGTTACAGTTCCTGTTGCATTAGCAGCAGTTACAGGGCTATCTAAGTTTGCAGTTATAGCCGCCACCAAAGCGTCTCCCACATTAGTAGCAGTATCACCGCTAGATATATCAAGTTTGTATGCTCCATTTTCTTTACTATCTACATATACAGTTATTGAACCTGCTTCAGTAGCAGTTCCTGAAAATACAACAGTCCCAGTTGCACTAACTCCTGAACCATTATCTGTCAAACCAATTGCCGACACTTGAGGCCTTACTCTTGAGATAGATAGTTCTTTCATTAAGTCTCTTCCAGCTTTTGCCATTTGAGAATTTCTACCAAAAGCGTTGTTAATTTCTTCTTCACTTATCAAACCTTCAACAAGAGCACCACTTGTTGCATTTCCAGATGTCATTTGCGCAATCAATAAGATTTTATGTTGATCTGGAGTTTGTGGAGTTTGTGCTGATAAGATATTTGCTGTAGTTCTAGGTAATGCGTTTGCCATTATTTATCTTTCTTAGATTTTAATTTTTCCTTATGAAACTCAACGCAATTATCAATTACCGAATCTGCAACTCTTGCTCTCCAAAAAAGATCAACAGGAACGTTATTAGAGTCACATTCTATTTCGATAATAGAACCCTCTAACTTTTTTCCTTTGGGAGTTGACAAATCCCTGTTAATTTTAAGTTTCTTCGTTTTCATAAGTCTCATTTAGATATTTTCTATATAAATACCTTTTTAAGAATTATTCATTGACAAAAAATATCATTAACGAAGATTTGGTTTGTAAGTAAGATCAATACCAGAAGTTGATCCATCTACTAATCTTAATGCTACTCCAGGGTCGCAATCTACTGCATCATCAGATTGTATATATCCTTTAGCAAGGAAATCATATCTATGCACATAATATGCAGTGTTGTAGTCCTCAGCTTCATTCCCGACATATATTGTAGGTTGGTATAATTGGTCCACTAAAACGCTTGGAAATTGGTAATTAGCTATGCTTTTTAGAATTGGCATCTCCAATGTTCTAGCTTTATCAGATGAAAAAGCACCTAAAGTCTG